GTAGTTTGTTGATCCATCTGCATTCTTCGCTGTTGAAGCGGTTCCTACAAATGAATACTTTTCGAGGACTTCGCCTACTGTACCTGTGATGTCGCCGTCTTGGTCTACAACTACAACATGCAATTCGTTTGAATCTGGTGCTGCGTCAAACTCGTTGACGTATGTCCAGTTATCAAAGTCTGAATCGCCTGCTGATTGACCAATTACAGAAACTTTCAAGCTGTTGCCTAAAGCACCTGCATAACGTGCCACCCATGTGTGACCGTCTGAGTCAAGTGCGGCTTCTTGTGTTTCGAAGTCTTCGTAATTTTTTACGAGTGGTGCAGAAGCGCCATTGTCTGAATCGTAGGCGTTTGCTGCTGATGATCCCAATTCTCTAACCACGTACAAATCTGAAGAGTATCTCAGGTAGTACGCGGCTGAATGGAAATCAATAGTGTTTGACGTAGATGGAGCGCCAAACGTGGATACGAGTCCAGTTTCGTCTGCAATGAGAGTAACTTCTTCTGCAGGTCCCCAATTAAAATTACCAACATACGCACCGGCAGGTGTGGTAATTCCTGGGACTACTGCAGTTAAGTCAATCTCTTTGACTACTACTGCTGGAGACGCTGATGGATTTAATGCCATTGTCTCTTCCTTTTCCATTGAAGCAATTATAAGTTAAACATAATACGAATATTCACTTATAGCTATTTATAATTTTTTAAAAGTCCAAATAATCTTCATACTGGACCTGCCATGGGTCTTCTTTTTGCTCAACAACTTCATCTATACCATCATCAAAGAAGCCAAATGGAAGTACATCGCGTTCAATCTCTTCCATCCTTTGTTCAAACATCATTTGTTTGATGTTAATATCAGTAAGCTCGCCAAAGTATGACGTTCCAATAAAATAACCAAACAGAACAAAATTCATCATTAAGTCATCATGGTTACCATCGGACGCTTCATATGATTGTCCTTTTGCTACAAAGGTTGAGATTTCTAAGATAGTGTCTTCATCTACAATGTCTAGTTTATTTTCTTCTAATAAGTCTTTTACGCCAGAACATCCAATACGTTTTACTTTACGTGTCATATTAATGCCTAATGAATCTGCTTTAATTGTAGATTCAACAAACATGTTTTCATATTCTAAATCATGATAAAGTCCATTACACACAACTTGACCAGCATCATTTGACTCTACAACAGCCATAGCTTCATTGTAGACTTTTCCAATTTTATAAATAATATTTGGGAAGAGTAAAGGCGAGATAAGGTTATTGCGATAAACAGCAACCTGTTTAAAAGGCCTAGTGCTAATATCGATCACATTAAATGTAGAGTAGTCCTGACCTCTTCCCTTCGCAACATCAACCATCATCACATATTGATGTTTTGGATGAGCTTCCTCATATATCAATACACCTTCCTTAGTAACATGTAATGGATCTTTACGTCTTAAACTAAGAAGTGTATCGGCTGCGATGAGAGTATCACCAGTACCAAAAAACGTGTTACCAAATTCCTGGTCAAATTGTAACTGAGAAGTGTTGGCAATTGTTTCTTCTTTCCATTTCTCATCACGGCCTGGAACATCCCACCAATCAACTCTAAACGACTTATATTCATTTGTGCCTTGTACAGCACCTTCCCATATCTTATGGAAAATATTACCAATACCATTTGCGGTAGAAGTAATAATAACCTTTGTATCTTTACCAGATGAAACAACCGGGTATGTTGAAGTATAAAATTCTGTAGCTCTTTCAACAAAAGCAAATTCGTCGAGGTAAAGTAAGTTAACAGACATACCACGAATAGAGGATCCTGATGTTGAAGATGAAACTATTCGAGAGTTATTACTAAACTCGATCGAGCTTTTATTGACCGACTTACACCCTGGCTGTAGAAAGAAAGGAAGATTCTCGAGCATTAGAGTGACTCTGCCGACCATTTCTCGAGCGGTTTGACCTTTGTTGGCAAGCACGGCAATTGTTTGTTCTGAATTAAAACATGCGTACCATAAAAGATATGCTACCGAAGAAATAGATTTACCGGACTGACGACAAGCAAGAACAATATTAAATCTATTTGAATTAAATTGTTCAAACATTTTTTCTTGGTATGAATATAACTCAAATGGAACGAGGCCACGATCCAGCGAAATTACTTTACAATAATTTTTTGCAAAGTACACTGGATCATTCATACATTTAGCGTATTCAGTAACCTCTTCGTTTGTCCATTCTTGAGAAACGCCATCTTTTTTGATGTTTGGGTTGCCTAAATAACTTTCATTCGTTATTGTCATCTTTGATTCTGCTTGTTATATCAATTACATTATCTTGTGGCAAGCCATCTCTGACGTCTTTCAACATTCTTTGAAGCTCGGTCGTAGAGCCAACAAATAAGTTATTTGTAGTAGCAGTTGATCCTATTGTTTTTGGATCTGGTCTATCATATTCTTTTTTCTTTTTATGCAAAGCAATGAGATCGCCATTAATATCAGCAATAGACTTAAGCATTGTTGATAGAACTTCAAAAGCTCGAGGATGCTCAGACATTCTAGCCACTTCCATCATATCATCAAGAGCGTCTTGTCCTTTTACGATAAGATCATGATAGTTTTGTCTGGCTAATTCAAAATCATTCTTTGCATTTTCATCCGAATCATTCATAATAAGTCTCAATGTCAATATTAAATCCATAATCACTATCAGGGCTCACATCACTTGGATCCGTCGTCACGGTAATTGTTTCAACCTTAGAGTCAGAATCACCCATAAGATATAGTTCCGTGATAGCATCGGTAATAAGACCTTTATCAGATATAGGTCCATAGAAATTTATACGCATTTCAAATTCAAGAGAATAGATGATTGTTCTTCTCTGTTCTACAGTACCTTCAAAATCATCTGTAAATGTGACAGCTTGGATTGTAATTGGAACATCTTCTATAACATCACTATGATCTGAAAAAGGTTTAATGGATAACGTGTATTGTGGATTGAAGTACGGTATAATTTGCTCTACAATTTGTAAAGCATCGTCTTGAGTTTTAGAATAAACATTTAATTGGAATGAAACTAAATATGGAGTTGGTGAAAAGAACTTAGTTGCTTCGGTATTTGAAGCTGTTCTACGGAAATTATTTGTTTTTGGTAATTTTCTTTCAGCATCATATTGCAATGACGTAATTTCAAATGACATACGGGGTAACTTAATTGCTACCTTTGTATCATTGTCTAAGTCTGGATTTTCACGGATTCTTTCAAGATATTTTTCTTTTGGCGCATACGCTAATGGCACTTTCACCTGACTAATAACATCGCCAGCTGCATCTTTACGAAGCACATATATGTTATTAAAAAGTGAACCAAATGTGGCCACAGTCTTTCTTAATCTTTGATGATAAAAATAACTAAACATTATTTCATTAACCTTTTAACAGTAGCCAAAGCTTTTTTACCATCCGGATGATTAGGATTAATGCTTACCTCATCACCATTTACGAAATCAGATATATTAGCAGCTTTACCTAATGCAGAAATAGCTTTATGCAATGGATCTTTTGAATCATACTTACGTTCAAATCCTGGCTTGCCTCTTAACTCCACCCATTTCTTATCACCCTTTTCCCACATTTTCAAAACATCTTGATCTTTACCACGAATAAGCTTAAGCTTTATTCCTTCGGATATGTATAGCTTAAAACTTTTCATTAACTAGGATCTCCGAATGGATTTGATTCGGAAAAGTCAAGGAAATCTACACCGTCAAAATCAGTGTTTTGTTCATTATTTGAAATTTGATTTACTTCATCGCCAACTGATGCAACGGTTGCTTTTGAATAGATTGGTATTGGAGCATCTGCAGAATCAAGGTTAGTTGTACCAATCACTAATAGATCTGGAACAAAGCTATGGAACTTGCCATCGTCTGCACCAACGTGGATAAGTTTCAATACGTTATCTGAATCTGACCAATGAGAAACTTCACCAGACATAACAACGCCAGAAGATAGTGTTTGATTAATTGTTTCACCAATCGTAAATCCATCACCGGCACTATCAAGATTCAAGATATATTGATATGCGTAATCTCTTTCAATATCATCAATCGCTGCAATATCGGTGTCAAAGTCTTCATCATTATATTCAAACAATTCGCAACGTAATTGATAAGTTGGTAGGTTACTGATTTGATAAAATGGCTGCTCATGCTCGACATGCATGATTTGAAACATTGAGTTTGAAAGTGGCAACCAAATTAAGTCACCTTCTCTTGGACGAATCGAATTAATTTCATTATCAAACTGTGCTACAGTTGCTGACCATCTTCTCCGTGCTACAATAAACGTAGCAGCATCTCTAATCTCTACACCAAACTTTGTAAACAGGTCACCTTCGCCTTCAAAACCATCGGTGTTTGTGATATACATTTCAACTTTATAAGCATTACTGAATGTTGAAGGTACGTCTTCATTTAAGATTCTATCTTCGTTTACAATTTCTCTTGGTAAATAATAAACATCTTGACCATACATCTTTAGAGACTCTATGACAATGTCTTCATAAAGTTTCTGTTCTGCTCTGACTTTTTGGCTGAAGTATGGATTAGTTGCCATTGTTTATCCTATGAAGAAATCTACTGGAAGTTCCTGCTCTAAACGAATTCTTTCTTGAAGTTTTTCGATGTCTGCCATAGCATCTTCATAGAGTTGTCTGCCATTAATTGTAACGCCACCCGGCAACTGCATACCTTCAAACTTAATAAGATTTTGTCCCCATTGCAATTTAAAGAGTGCAGTAGTATAATCTTTAATAAACATGTCGTTATAAACTGAAGTATGTGAATTAGGATCTACAATTTGAAGAGCTTCGACAATAATATAATCGTCTTCTTTAATATCTTTATCTTCAAAATCTCCGTGAATATAAAGTCTTCCTTGTCTTCTTGAAAAATTAACTTGTGGCGTGCCATTTAATTTCATATCAAGAAGTGATAAGTACTGTTGCATTTGATCGTAATAAGCAAGATCCCCCGCAAAGTTTTGTAGATCTGCAATATCATTTAACATCATTTGATACTTAATATCAAAGAAATTTATTGCGTTATTAAATGATGTTGAAACGGGAAAGAGTCTTTTTACAAAAATAACTGAACTTGGAATATCGATATATTCATTTGTAACATTAGCTGCAGTGACTTGATGTTTAATATATGTCTTTACAGTTGCATCTGCATGAAATTCTTGATAGTACTGAAGCGCTTCGTCCAAGCGATCTTCAAGCTGGTCTGGGTCAACATTCACTTCAATCACTGGTTCGCCAAGACGACGAAGGCAATGATCAATTAGTGTAGATCTTGAGTTTGGAGCTGCCATACTGTTTTCCTCTTATTCAGTACTATTTATATTGTTTAAGCTGTGTAGCTTTGACCAGCCGTCACAGCAGCATTTGCAGCACTCATATCTTCTGAGGTCCAAAAATCTTTTGCTAGCATGATTTCTAAATGATCAACATTACGAGTAACAGTATCTTGAAGATCTGCTGCTTCCATGTTATCATCTTGATTTCCTGCAACAATATCGTTAATCAGATCAACAGAGTGACCCATTGCTGTGTAGTGTTGTGCGATTTCTTCCGCAGTTGGTGTATCAGTCATTTGTTTCTCCTTTTCTGGCTAATGTTATGCGACTTTAACAATGATCTTTGCACGACCATCATCTTCTATTGCGATTACTTTACCTACCGCTGACATATACTGTTCTAGTGTAGGTGAAGATACCGCTTGGCCCGTGATGCCTGTGCCGTTCTGTACTGGAACGATAAAGTCCCCGACAGTTGCGCCTGTGACATTCACAGGAACCTGACCTGAAAATGCAATACGATCTACTGTTGCACGAGCTGTTTCTAGCCGTTCTTCAAATGCTGCATATTCTTCGGCAGTTACTTCATCTTTATTTGGACGATCTTCATCATTAAACCATACATCGCCGCCAACATATGAGGGGTCTGTTGATTTGACGACGAATGATATTGCATCTGCCCAAACGGTTGTAAGTCTGCCGTTTTCATCAATACCACAAACATCACCCTTGTTAATTGTTGCAGCCGTATCAGCCTTAACCATGTATTCTGCATAGTCGGAACCAGATGCGTTTATTGTACCCGAAGCATTGATTGAGCGGTTTGTGCTGTTGTTGCGCCCAATATACATAGCGGTTGCTGCACCATTTGCCCCTACACCACTTGCGGCTACAAAAAATCTAGTGGAAAAACCAGAAGTATCCCAAGTAAGAGCTTGCATAAGATCGCCATCTGAAGATGAGTTTCTTATTCCGATCAAAGCTGTTTGAGTTGAGTTAATACTTACTCTATAGCCTGTTGATATAGTCGCACCACCAAGGGCAACTTGACCAGAACTATTAACATAAACCCTAGGATTACCATCTCCATCCGACAGAACGATGTTGTTGCTTGAGGTGCGGATGTCCAAGCCGCCTTGGTTGCCTGAGTAACGACCAAGGATTGTATTGTTTTGGCCAGTTGTAATAACAAAACCTGCGCGAGAACCAACAGCAGTGTTACCATTACCCGTTGCGTATTCCAATGCATCATTACCAATAGCTACAGTAGAGCCACATGTAGTTCCTATTTGCAAAGCCGTTCGACCGACAACTGTATTGGATTGACCAGTCGTAATGTTTCTACCTGCATAAGCTCCGATATATACGTTAGAATTAGCAGATGTTGAGTCCTGCCCTGCAAGATAGCCAACAAAAACATTATCAGTACCAGTAGTATTAGCGTACCCAGCCTGATTACCAACCGCTGTGTTATTATTTGTAGTATTACTATATAAACTTTCAAAACCAACTGCTACGTTGTAATGTCCTGAAGTGTTGAGGCGCATTGCTTCCTGACCAAGTGCAGCATTATTATTTGCACTTGAAGCATTGCTCATTGCCAACTTACCAACTGCAGCATTTTGACTACCTGTTGTAAGATTTAACATAGCTTCACGGCCAACAGCTGTATTACCTGCACCTGAAGTAATATTACGACCTGCACGAGATCCTACGGCAGTGTTTTCAGTACCAGAGGTGATATCTTCCAAAGCATATTCACCAACCGCAACCAATCCGGCAGATGTTTGGTTTGAGTATGCAGCACGATAACCAACCGCTGTGTTACCAGTTGCGGTGGTGTTAGAGTAACCTGCATAAACCCCAACAGCGGTGTTGAAATCCGCTGTTGTGTTAGAGTATAGCGCTTCCCGACCAACTGCTACTGAGAAAATACCTGTCGTGTTACTATATAATGCCTTTGAGCCAAACGCATCAACGTTATGTGTTGAGCTGAATCCAGCCTGATACCCGACAGCAGTAGAATAGTTTGAGTCACTCGTCGACGATATGTTGTATAAGGCCTGATACCCAACAGCGGTATTGTAGTTTGAACTGTCGTTATTATAGAGGGAAGATCGACCGACTGCTACGTTGTAACCACCTACTGTATTACTTTCCAATGCACTTTGGCCTAAAGCAGAGTTAGATGTACCTGTAGTGTTGTAGTACATGCTATTCATACCAACAGAGGTATTGTGATCAGCTGTTGTATTACTAAATAAGCTTCTACGTCCAACAGCAGTATTAGAACTACCTGTAGAGGTTACCATAAGTGCTGCGTCACCCACAGAGGTATTATAACCCCCTGTAGTGTTTTCTTGCCCAGCGCTTTGGCCTATATGGACATTATCGGTACCTGATGTGTTCTTTTTACCAGCACGGAAACCAACTGCCACAATTCTGCCAGATGTGTTTCTCTCAGCCGCTTCAAAGCCAACTGCTGTATTATTAGAAGCTGTGTTCAGACTAAGTGAATTATATCCAACACCGGTGTTATTAGCACCGGTTACGTTAGTGACAAGAGATTGATACCCAACCGCAGTGTTGTAGTTGGCCGTAGTGCTTTCTTTTAGTGCAAACTTACCAACAGCAACATTATAACTTCCGCTAGTGTTTGCTTCCAGCGATTTTGTACCGTATGCAGTATTTTGTTGCCCGCTGGTATTGCCAAACATTGATTGGTTACCAAACGCAGTGTTTTCATCTCCGTTGTTATTATAGAGTGCATAACGACCCACTGCTGTATTTGAAGCCCCTGTTTGATTTTGACGCAGCGCTTCCATACCAACCGCAGTGTTATTTGAAGCTACGGTATTACCAAACAAACTACGGAAACCAACACCTACGTTTGCTGTACCTGTGGTGTTTGTGTAAACAGATTGGAAACCAAGAGCAGTATTGTCATTTGCGGTTGTGTTATTTTGCATTGCACCATAACCAACTGCTGTAAGTTGAGAACCAGTATCATTGTTTAATGCTGCAACAGTTCCAACTGCAACGTTATATCCACCAGTAGTGTTTAAACCTAGTGCACCCTGAGTAACACCGTAAACGCCTCCACCTAATGCAACGTTTCTAACACCTGTTGTATTAGTGTACAAAGCACCGGCACCAAATGCATAGTTATCAGAAGCAGTGTTGTTGCGAAGTGCATCATTACCAACAGCGGTAATATTATTTGCTGTTGAGGTTGTTCTAGCTGCATCTCTACCAATAGCAATAATGTTTGTACCAGTCGTATTACTAAACCCAGCATGATAACCAACTGCTGTGTTGTTGCTTGCGGTTGTGTTATTAGTTAATGCTTGATATCCTATGCCAACATTATATCCACCAGATGTATTTTGCTCAATTGCTGACATACCAATTGCAACATTTCGAACACCAGTAGATGTTAAATTAAGAGAAGTATATCCAATTGCAACATTTCGTTCTCCAGATGTTATGGAAACCGCTGCTCTTTCGCCGAGTGCAGAGTTGTAATTTCCGGTTAATGATCCATTAAGTGCCTGATCCCCCAACGCCACGTTGCCCGTACCAGTAGGATAGTTCCCGTCCAGCTTGATCGTGCCGCCATCGACACTAACGTTACCAGCTACAGTTAAACCGTCTGTAACAGTTGTCCCCGTGATATCTACACCTGTGCTGGTAGTGGTGAGTTTAATTGCGTTATTATGATAAATTGCAACTTCGCCAGCAGCGGTTGCGTAAAGATAATTATGGCCATTCGTTGCATTTTCTAGAATAATGTTGTTTGCACCTTGCAAGTACAAATCGCCAGTGCCGGCATCTTTAATAAAACTATTAGACCCATCATGGTAAATCTGTAAATCTGATCCATCTCCAAACACGGCTTTATCATTGTCTGGGAATGAGATATCACCATCAACAGAAATCTTAGAACTTGTAACTGCGCCAGCAACGATCTTATTAGCAGTTACAGAATTATCTGTTGGAGTAGCGGTAGCACCTACACCACCTAGCATAACGATATAACATGTATCACCAGACTGAGGAGCAGTAGAAAATGTAAGTGTTGAACCACCAGTACCGAGAGTGTAAGAAGTAAGAGGTTCTTG